TTGTTAGAAGCCAATACAGGGACTGCTGGTGTTATTGCTTTTGATGGAGCTTTGTTAAACACTGCACTAGCTGCTGAAGGCCAATTAACTGTTGCTACTTCACGTACAGCGGGTGTTGTTAAAGTTGTTATAGTTTACGACTTGTATTAATAGCTAGTATCTTATAAGGGGAGGGAGCGCGTTCCTTCCCTTTATTATAATGTCTATTGGAGAAAATAATGCAATTGACACTTCTACAAGTTGTCCAACAATACTTAGATGCCACAAGCGGTTTCTATGTAGACAGTATATTTGATAATGATGAAGCACAACAAGTAGCTAACATATCAGAACGTATCTATTATGAGATGGTACAAGAATTTCCAAATCTTCTATTTGTTCAAAAAGATATAACACTAGAAGCCGTAAGTGATGTAACCAAACCTAATTTTCTTTTAATACCAGCAGCCGTTCAGGATATTAAAAACAGTGAGCTGTATTACAACATATCCAAAACAGGAGACTTGCAGTATAAGACTCTTACTTATTGTACACCTTTAGAGTTTATGAGTATTACAGGGCAGTATAGCTCTAAAGATACAAGCGTTGATATTATTACAGGATATGACAATCAGAAGATTCCTGTTATTAATGATGAATGGCCTACATACTTTACTTCTTTTGATGGGAAGTACATCGTTACAAACTCTTATAACAACGAATATGACACAACATTACAAGCCAGTAAGACAAGAGTGCTTGTTACACAGATGCCTGTATTCTTACAACAAGATGATTTCTTAATACCTATTCCTCAACACCTTAGTACCACTTACTTAACAATGGTATTGGATGAGTGTTTTAATTTAGTGTATCAACAACCTAATGCAAAGATAAGCCAGAAAGCTCGTAAATTAAGAATCAAGCTCCAGCAAACAAGTCAAGTTTTAGGCAGTGGTGGTAGAGCAAAGATTTCTTATGGAAAACGTAGTGCAGGGCCAAGGAGTCGTAGACGATGAATGATGAAGATTTTAAAATGGACTTAGTAACAGGGAAGGGATCGTTGTATTCCCTCCTGTACTGCCCTCTGAGGATGTATTACTTTAGTAGTAAGGGCACTACCCCTATTGAGTTAATGGGGAGCTTCACGTGCCGCTTAGAGGCGCTTACGCAGTTTAGTACATATGACAGAAGGCTATCTGCTAGTGAAGAAGTTGTACGTGTGGAGGTAACAAAAGATGTTGTCCTTGCAGATTTAACAACAAAAGTAGAATTGTTAAGTTATGCCGAGCATTACAACATTGAAGTACCTGAAGCACTTTCCAATCCAAAACAAATAAAGAAACTATTACAAACTAGTTTAGCAGAAAGGAGTTAAGCATGAGAGCTGCTGGTCAAAAGGAATACGTCAATCTTGCAAAAGGTCTACTAACAGAGATTAGTCCTTTGTCTTTTCCTGATGGCGCAACAAGTCATGAATTAAACTTTACTATTAATAAAGACGGATTGGTACGAGAGCGAAGGAAGGGGTTTAGTTATGTTTATCCATTAAATACCTTTGCTGGTGCAACTAGTACTCTTGAAAATTTATTTTATTGGAGAGGAAGTAAGTACGCCATTGCTATACTAACTAATGCCGTTCCCGAAACATATCTTCGAGTTCATGCATTGGATGCTAATTTTACGGCTGTTGCTGATGTAAAGATTGCGGATGCTATTGTAAGCACTCAAATAGCAGAACTAACAAACTTCCTAGTCATTACCCTTTCTAATAATGATAAACCAATTCTTTTGGAATACGAAGAAGCTACAGATTCTATACTTGTTAATACTGTGGGTTTGCACGTTAGGGATTTTGAATTAGTTAATGATGAACTTAGGGCATCTGAAACGCCTACATCGTTAACAGATAACCACAGATACAACCTTTATAATGCAGGTTGGTTTGTAAGTAAGAAAGATGAAGATCAAGGGGGTCATCCTCTTACACCTACAATTACTTCTTATTTTAATGCTTTTTCTAAGTACCCCAGTAATGCAGATAGTGTTGGTGTAGGCATGATTACTAATAGTACGGGTGTCTTAACATTTGACCCTGAGTATGTAAGAGATGCAGGTTTAGGGAACAGTCTTACACCTAGAGGTCATTACGTTTTTCCTATAGACAACTATAATAGAACTTTGAAGATAGGTGCTCCTTCTAATGATGGTGCTCCTAGTACAACACTAACCTTGTTAGGAACAATTACTTTATCAGGAACTCCTTCTTACAATCCTGATACACCAAATACAGGTGGTGGTGGAGGTGGAGGCACTGTACCGTTTGACCCTTACCCTGAACCACCTTTTTCTGATGGAGATCAAATACCCTAATGGCTGTTACTTCAACAACAACAAACACTAAGAATCCCAATTGCTGTGCTTCAGCTTTTGGGAGGATTTTCTATGCCGTAGATAGTACAGTTTACTATTCACAAGTATTAATATCTTCTAAGCAAGCAGGTAATTGTTACCAGAATAACGATCCAACAAGTGAAACAATACCTGATTTGTTAGATACGGATGGAGGTGCTTTACCACTAGAAGACAGTGTAGGTATTAAAGCTCTCACTCCTTTTAAAAGTGGTGTATTAGTATTTGCTACAAACGGTGTATGGTATATCTACAATGCAGATGGGGGTTTTAAAGCTACAGGCTTCAACATAGCAAAGGTAAGTGAAAGAGGGATTACAAGTGTACGTAGTATTGTAGAAGCAGAAGGCAGTGTTTTCTATTTTAGTGGTAATGGCATTATGCAAATTCAAGGCAGTGAGTTTCAAGTTTTGAATGCAACAGACATTACAGCCCAAACTATCCGTACTTACTTTCTTGTTCACTTTTCAGGAAGAAATGCAAATGGTATTTATAATGAAATAGATAAACAGATTGTGTGGTGGACACCTGATAATACAAGTGATGGGTTGATATTGGATTTAGAAGTGGGTGCTTTCTACCCGCAAAAGCAATCCAATCCTTTGTATACAGCCAGTAGACCTTTTAGAGTTAACAATGCTGTCCTCTATCCTTTCTACACTGTAGGTGCTACAAACATAAGCTATAGCTTAGCTCAATTAACAGATACATTGTTTCAAGATTTTACTACTAATGTTACAGCCTTTCTTGTTTCAGGGTGGGAGACATTAGGTAAGTTTGCTAATAAGAAAAGCGTACAGCAAGCTAAAATATTTTTTAAGAAAACAGAAACGGAGATAACATCATTTACTAATGGTGCTTACGTGTTTGATAAGCCAAGTAGCTGTTTGTTCCAAGCCCGTTGGGATTTTGATAACGGGAATGAATATAAGAAATGGGTAGGTATTACACCTTTAGCAGGGGGTAGTGGTAAGGCTATGCAGTTGTATAAACCTTTACAAAGAGGTTTTATTCCTAATTCCTACCCCTACGCATTTAATACAGGCGAGTCTTACATTAGTAAGAAGTTTAATATCAGAGGTAATGGGGATGCTGTTCAATTCGTATTTGAAGCAGAACCTTTAAAAGATATGAAGATGTTAGGCTACAGTGTCAACTATACAATGAGGGGGAGGATGTAATGGATGAACTTTTAGCAGCTACTCCTTTTGGTAATGTACGGATGGACATAACTAATAATAAAATATTTATTCATTTTAAATACACTAAAGGTGTTTTTGTCCTTTCGGACTACAAAGAAATGCTTTTAGTGTGGGATTGCATTATAAAAGGACTGGTAGATTCAGGGGCAAAAGAAGTGTTTTCTTGTATCTCTTTAAAGGATAAGAAACTTAACAGATTTTTAAGTATGTTTGGGTTCTCTCCTGAAAGAGAAAATAAAAAATATATTGTTTATAGAAGGGTTTTATAATGGGTGCAGTAGCAGATATCGTTGTCTCTGAAAAAGCAAGAGGTCAAAAAAAGAAAGCTAATAAGATACAAGAAAGAGTGAGACAGACGCAAGACGCGAGAGCAAGAGTAGCTCAAATAAGACAAGCTCGTATGGCACAAGCACAAGTAGTACAGAGTGGCGCTACACAAGGGGCTTTAGGGGCAAGTGCTGTTCAAGGGGGGTATAGTGCTATTGGTAGTAATGTAGAGAACAACATACAGTTTATTAACCAAATAGACACTATGCAACAAGCCGTGAATAAAAGAATGGAAAAAGCAAATGACTATACAGCCCTTGCATCTAATATAGCGCAGATAAAGTCTATGGCGACTTCTGCTGCGGGAGGTGGTGGATAATGGCTCAATCTCCAATTAAAGAACAAGAAGAAGTTTCCTCTGAAGCTGTAAACAAAGAACCACAAGTGGCAGTTGTAGAAGAAGCTATTCCTTCTGCTTCACCAGCGCCTTTAATGGATACTTCCTTTGCTACGGAGTTCCCTGAAGAAATAATGGAGGCAGGTTTTATAGGGTCAGCTCCTCTTTCTATTAAAAGAACACAATCTAGTAATAAAGAACTTTCTAAAATAAGTGCCGTTACATTAGAAATAGATAGCTTATTAGTAGAGCAAGATTTAGAAAGCGGAAGTGACAGTTATTTAGACCAGACATATGCAAAGATACAAGATGAGCTGGATAAGTTTGTATTTGATAGCGCAAATCAATCTATTGTAGAAGCACAAACACCTGACGAAGTTGTAGGTATACTCCAGCAATTGAAAGAAGAAGGCAAGACAACTGTTAATTTAAGTACGTTAAGAACTTATGCTCTTAGCAAAATGGAAAGTATTGCTCCAGAAAGAATGGGATACGTAGCTCAGCACGTAGCCCGTAATATTGTGTTTGCTCAAGAAATACAAAAAAGAAGTACGGAGTTGAGTGCAGGAACTTCTTTTCTTAGTGTGTTAGGGGATGTAGGTGAGTACTTCTTACCT